AAGGAGTATATTGGGTAGCTGCTGTACATTATTTAAGATCGATTACTAAAATGGCATACGGAAATACAAGTCAACAAGGTTCGCCACCTCCAGTAGTACAACTAAATGGTTATGGTGATTTTGTTTTAAAAAATGTTCCGTGTGTAGCAACACAGTTTACAGTTGATCTACCAATGGACGTTGATTACATTCATGTTCCGGGTGCTATTAACACTTGGGTTCCAACACGTAGTTTAATATCTATACAATTACAGCCAACATACAGCAGAAGAGCAGTACAGCAATTTAGCTTAGATAAGTTTAAATCTGGTGCATATGCTAAAGGCAACGGACCAGGATTTATCTAATGGCAAACTATGAAGGAACATCACCTTGGTTTAATACTACTATAAGAAATAACCAATATCTTGACACATTAAAAATTAGACCAATCCCTGCTGAATCAGATGATGTTTTATATACAGTACAAGTTCAGTATACTCACAGACCTGATTTATTAGCTTTTGATTTATACGGAGATAAAAATCTTTGGTGGGTATTTTCACAACGTAATATTGAAATTTTAAAAGATCCTATTTTTGATTTAGTTGCAGGAACAGAAATATATATTCCAAAAGGCGATGCTCTAACTAGAATATTAGGATTGTAAAAATGGATATCCAAAATAAACTATCAAGATTAAAAGCACAAGGTCTAGAGCTGGCAGATAATGTAGCAACTAATGTACAAAATAATATATCTACAAGTGCTAATATATCAGTTGACGGCATAGCAGATAGTGTAGCAGGCTCAGTACAAGACTTAAAAGGAGCAACAGTTGATATTGCAAGTAGTCTTAATGGTATTACAGGTCCTGCTATTGGACAAAGTATTGTAGGTAATATTGCAAATGGTATTGGCGGACAATTAGTAGATCAAATTTCTGGAGGAATAGGTGGATTTTTAGGATCTGCATTTGGAGGCGGTTTTGGAAACAGTTTTGGCGGTAGCGGAAAACAGCCAAACCCATTAGAACAATTTGCTAGTTATAATTATATTTTTACATTAGGGTGTTTAAGTGACGACGAACTTAACTTTCCTGATTTTACTTATAGAAGGCGTGACCCTAACGTAGTTATACTACGTAGCGGCGGCGGACCAACTCCGGGTAGTGCAACTGCATATGATACAAACGGAAAAACTGAATATTTCATAGATGATGTTGAAATAGAAACTATTGTTGCAGGTAATGAAAACACTAGATCGACAAATGCAACTAGTTTAAGTTTTAATGTTACTGAACCATACAGTATGGGATTATTTTTGCAATCTCTACAAGTTGCAGCTAAACGTGCTAGAGGACCTTTGTCAAATTATATTGAAGCACCGTACTTACTTACAGTTGAGTTCAAAGGATACGATGATGCTGGAAACTTTATTCATGCTAGTAATTTGCGAAGAATGTTTCCTTTAAAATTTGTTGACATTCAATTTGAAGTAACTGAAGGCGGAAGTCAATATGCTGTACAAGCAATACCTTATCAAGAAATTGCACTTACAGATGAAACACAAACTTCACATACAGAAACACAGTTTACCGGCGCAACAGTAGCAGAAATGTTGCAAACTGGTGCAAAAAGTTTTACTAAAATTTTAAATGATAGACAACTTCTTAAAGAAGATGCAAAACAAGTTGGCAAAGGTGATCAGTACATAATAGTATTTCCTAATACAAAAGGATCAGCAGAAGAATCAGAAGTGTTTATGCAAGGTCAACCTGAACAAGGTGATGATAGTGCAACTACACGTAAATTTACTGAAGAAGAAATAAAAGAATACTATGTTTCTCAAACAGGAGATGCTAACGGAAAAGTTCCTGATAATTATGAACAAGAACTTGAAAATAACAAAGGTATTTCTGTTAAGCGTAGTAGTCTTGGAGAAAATATTAGAGAATATGCTGAAAAATTAGAATTTATGAATGAGATTGGTAAAGCTACAATTACTAAAAGTAATCTTGATGCAGGAACACAACCAATGACCGGAGCAACAAAAGCTGAAAGTGAAACTACTAAAGGTAAAATTGATCGATGTAAAGTGACACGCACAGGTGATATTAGATCATCAACATATTCTGCAGGTAAAAAAATTCAAGACATAATTGAAGAAACTATTATTTTAAGTAGTTATGGTAGAGACATAGCTGATAAAAAGGGTGATGAGAACGGAATGGTTCCTTGGTTTAGAATACAAACACAAGTTTTCAATGCAGACGAAAGTGCTGAAACAGTAGGAGCTACAGGTAAGCCTGCTAGAGTGTTTGTATATCGTGTTGTTCCATATCTAGTACATCGTAGTAAGTTTCAAAGTAGTACAGATGCAAGTCCAGGAATTACTGAATTAAAATATCAAGCAGTAAAAGAATACAATTATATCTATACAGGTAAAAATAAAGATATTTTAAACTTTGATATTAATTTTAACACTGCTTTCTTTACAAGTATAGCAGGTGACGCAGGTCAATTAGGAAGAGATTCTAAAACAGCCGTTACTGACGAAGTAACAGGCGGCAATTCTAGAGCAGTGTCTGGTAAAAATAAACCTAATAGCAATGTTGAAGCAGTAAGTAAAGCAACGGATAAAGTTGTAAAACCTAACAGTGTAGACGGCGGCGGCCCTGTTTTACACCCAGAGAGTCAAATAGCAAGAGATTTTAATGAAGCGTTAGTAAACAGCCCAGTAGATTTAATTGCAGTTGATTTAGAAATTATGGGAGATCCGTATTACATTTGTGATAGCGGTATGGGAAATTATAATGCATTACAAGTACCCGGAATATTAAATATTACTGGCGACGGTACAATGAATTATGAAAACGGCGAAGTTGATATAGAACTAAATTTTAGAACTCCATTAGACTATGGACAAAATTATATGGAATTCCCTGGTAACGGAACAGCACCGGTTGGAATGTTTAGTGGACTATATCAAGTATTATTTTGTAAAAATACATTTAGTAACGGACAATTTACACAAACACTGCAAACTATACGCAGACCCAAACAACCTAGTGATACAAATAACGAAGCATCGGCAACAGGCGGATTACTTAACCTAGATAACCCAACAGCGCAATTAGCTGAAACATTTGCTAACACATTAAACGGCGACCCTATTAAACTAGCAAAAGCACTCACTGGCGGACAAGCTGGATTAGGAAATATAGCTGCAGGAGCACTTGGAGAATTAGATCAAAAACTTGCAAACGCAATTTCAGCTGTAAGAAATGGAAGTATTCCTAAACCTATAACTGATGCAGCTTCTAAAGGAATAGCCCAAGGCAACTCTACTGATTTAACAGGATTACAAGGATCAACATAATATGGTTTCATCAAATCAAGAAACACGCTCATCTGGTGCTAGTGCTAAATTAAGCAAAATTGACGGTCCAGGTCCGTTTGAAGCAATTGTAAAAAATCACTTAGACGGCGAGTATATGGGTAGGTTAGAAGTTGAACTTCTAAAATCTAATACAGAAGGCTCAACTCCTAATGTTGGCGCTGAACGAGTAATTGTAGATTACCTAAGTCCATTTTACGGAGTTACACCATTTGCAGGATCTACTCCAAACGATAATTTTGCGTCTACACAAAAAAGTTACGGAATGTGGGCTATACCACCTGATGTTGGTACTAGGGTATTAGTAATTTTTGCTGAAGGAAATAAAAGCAGAGGCTTTTGGATAGGTTGTATTCAAGATCGTTATATGAATTTTATGGTACCGGGAAATGCTAGTACAAAATATAATACTGAAGATCAAACAAAACAAAGACCAGTAGGCGAATATAACAAGAAAACAGAAGAAGCCGTAGGAGCAGATCCAACACAGTTTTTAAAACCTTGTAATATGGATGCTTGTAATGTTTTAGATAATGCAGGATTAGCAAATGACCAAATAAGAGGTACAACTACAAGTAGTGCTAGACGAGAAACTCCTAGTATGGTATTTGGATGGAGTACTCCAGGACCGTTAGATAGACGCCCTGGACATCCTACAACAAAAACAGGAGAATCTGGCGCTGAAATAGATATTCCTAGTTCGCGATTAACTGGCACAACTTTTGTAATGGACGACGGAGATCCTAGTTTATTTAGAAAAGGACCAGCTGGCGGCGAAAAGGCTGTGCCTAGTGAATATACTACATTAGACAAAGGCGGCGATCCTAGCATACCAGCTAACGAATTATTTAGAATACGTACTAGAACCGGACATCAAATACTTTTACATAATAGTGAAGACTTAATTTATATTGCACACGGTAGTGGCAAAAGTTGGATTGAAATGACAGCCAACGGTAAAATTGACATTTATGCAGAAGATAGTATTAGTATGCATACTAAAAATGATCTTAATTTTAAAGCAGATAGAAATATTAATTTAGAAGCAGGTCAAAATGTTAATATAAAAGCCGGAAATGCAATGGCAATGGAAACAGCAGCTAATTGGACTGTTAAATGCGGAGCAGATGGAATGTTAACTTGTACAGGATCAAGTAACATAAGTTCTGCCGCACACAAAGAAACAGCTGGTAGAATAGATATGAATAGTGGAAGTGAAGTAGCAGCAACTGCTAGTGCGGCACCTGTCGTAACTAGAGTTCCACAATCCGGTGCCTGG